CATCACTCGTATCCATCTCAGATGTCTTACCAAAACTTACCCGTGCTGCGTTAGCAACTGACAGGTCAGTGCCGAGTCGATCAATGTAAGTTACCTCAGTCATCTACCTTTACTCCGACACACTCTAGCATTTGATTCTTATCACTAACCAATACACTTGCATGTTTTAACTGTGCTCTACACAAAGTCTCGTTGGCATGTGTGCTGAGGTGGTGGTAACGAACACCCTGTTCTGGGATAACTATGAACCAGATTAGTAAGAAGATCATCTTTTCTTTTCCTTCTGTGGGTGGACACCCCATTATGGGATGCCCTTTGTTTGTTAGTCTTCTTCAAGAATACTTTTGATTTTCTTCTTTAGGAAGTATATCTCAATTAGCATTGCTGCTAACATACCCAATAAAAAAGCAGTGACTAAATCTAAAAGTACAGAGTCCATCACCAGACCATATCTTTCTCTGCTTCTTCATAAGGTACATGATCAACCACGGCTACCCCTTCAAGACGTACAGACGGTGACTTACCACCTGAGTAGATAGAGACCTTGACTGCAACCTTAGTACCATTACCTAGAGCACCATCAACATCGAAGTCCCAAGGTTTTGATCCTCGGCCTTCAGTCCAGTTAAGGACCTTAGGTGCTCCACCAAAATCTTCGATGCCTGAACTGTGTTTGTTGGGGCGTTTGAGTTTCATACCCTTACGTCCACCAGCAAAGTCAAATTCTTTCACCATCTTATAGTTGTTAGATACTTCTGGAAAGCCAGCTGCCATGAGTTTACCTAATTCATCCTTATCATTTGGAATGAATATACAGTTGTATGAACCCTCGGTAGCTAGATGATACTCACCATCATCCATGTTCTGAGGAAACACACGGGCATAGTATACTTCACCAGTTGCTTCGACGTATTTACTTTTAGACATGCTATTCTCCTATGCTGTCTGTTTGTAGGTGTTAATCTTGTACAGTAAAAGTCAGTGAGTGTCAAGCCAACTTCGTCCTATATCTGTTGATCCAGCTAGAGGACACATGATACCTAACTCAAGTCCGACACTCTCAATGGACTTGCGTTGTATTGCACCTAGTCTCTCAGCCTGATCCTTGGAGCCAAACACTTCTGTCTGCCACTCGTCATGGGGCCAAGTTACTAACTTAAAGTTAATCCTTTCTTTGTTTGCCATACCTATCCATTTACGTGTGGCATGTTTCATTATGGTTGACTCACCGTTCTGTAGCATACCTGCCAGTGTCTTGTGTTCATTAGGAACCTTGACCTTCCGTCCGTCATAACCACGGAAGTACCCTCGTTCTGCAATGGCAGGGACTACAGACTTCTTTAGTTTCTTCAGGCCTGAGATACTTTCCATGAAGTTGTTGACTGCTGCGTTAGCCTGTCTCATATCTGTCTTTAGTATCTGGCTGATCTTGCCTGTACCTGCACCTAGCAGGAAGGCATAGATGAATGTCTTTGCCATGTCCCTAGTGATGTGGGATAGACCAAGAGCTTTGCGATTAAGATTGTGTATGTCTGTTTCATTCTCCTTCTTACCTGTAATGATAGCATCTATGTACTCTTGGCTCTCCATCAGGTCAGCTAATATTCTTAGTTGGATACCCTCAGCATCTGTACCGACTAGGTAGTTACCTTCCTCAACCATCCACAGACCACGTAATGGCCCATCGTACTTAGCCTTCACCTTCTCTACATCAGTCTTGGGTGTGCCGTGGAACTGTGCTGGGATGTTAGCTTGGTTAGGGGCTGAGTGTGATAACCTTCCTGTCCATGCACCAATGTGTGTGAACCTACCGTGGATACGTCCGTCCTCTGCTACACAACCTAGCCACTCCATCAGGCTAGACCTGCGGCCCTCAAGTGTGAGCCACTCAGCTAACGCCTTAGCCCCTGATGGTGCATCAATAGGTAAAGTGTTGAGGTTAGTCTCATTGCACATCCATCCGTAGAACTTAAACTTCTGTTCTCTCTCAGGATCATTCTCTCCATCACGTTCAAAGGCTATGTGTCCCTTGGTCTTATCAACAGGTGACCAGCCAGCTTGCCATAGCCTTTCGATACGGTGTTTGGTTGACGATGGTTTGAATGGTACGTAACTGTAGCACAGTAGTTCTTCACCATCCTTCTTAGTCTTCTCGTACTTCTCTAGTGCATCAGTCACATTCTTATACAGTGAACCATCAGCCTTTAGTCTATACTTAATACGGTTGACCTCGGTAAGTACTGGTGGGAAGTCATGTTGGAACTGTAGTTCTAGTTGATCCATACGTGTGAGTATCTCACCTAAGAACTCTTCAGCCTTGTCCTCGTCAAACTTAAAACCATTAGTCTTCATGTCTTCACATGTGATCTGTATGTCATGTTCAAGACGTAACGATCTAGCCCATGACTTATCAAAGATAACTGGCTTGAACTTGTTGAACAGTTTGACTGTAACCTCTACGTCATTGACGCAGTAGTCAATCATCTCCTGTGTCAGGCCACCCTCGAAGTCTTTGAAGTTACCCTTGTACAGGCCAAGCCGTTTACCCCATGCATCAAGGGAGTGACCACCTTGGATGTTATAGTCTAACATACGGGAGACCACAAGGGTATCGACTACATCCTGAGGCTTGATGGTGTCTCCAAGAATACGGTTGAGGACAGGAACATCAAAGCCAATGCCGTTATGGAATACAAACTTATCATATCCAGAGCAGTAGTCCTTGAACCGTGTAACCTCATCTGGGTCACTGTCGAGGTGCTTGAACACATCAACTACCTTTGTGTTAACATCCTTGGCTACAACAACCCAGATGTGGGTAGCAGCTAGGCTGTCAGTCTCTATGTCCATTGCTGTTATCTTCATTGAGGTATTCCTTTCTAGCTATCTTGAGACTAGCCTTGATGTTCTTCTTGGTCAACTTACAGACACTAGCATTTTTATTCATGTTCTCTGTTGCTGTGAGTATCTGTAAGTTACCTGACCAGTGAGGCCCACCTTTGGACAAAGGCCACATGTGGTCTACATGGTGTTCAATACCTGTAGCCTCAGAGATAACTTGTCTTAACTTAAATATATCTCTTATTCTTTTCCTTTCTACCTCACAGTTACGAAGGAACTTAGGTATGGCTTTTCGTTTCCTTGCCCGTCTACGGGAATAAATCTCATTATACCTTCCCCTGTTAGCTTCTTTGTAAGCTTTTATCTTATCTTTGTTAGCTTCTCTGTAAGCTTTTTCCCTCTCAAGTATCTTCTCTTTGTTAGCTTCGTAGTAAGCTTTTCTCCTCTCAGCTATCTTCTCTTTGTTAGCTTCGTAGTAAGCTTTTATCTTATCTTTGTTAGCTTCGTTGTAAGCTTTTTTCCTCTTAGCTATCTTATCTTTGTTAGCTTCTCTGTAAGCTTTAACACTCTCAAGTATTTTCTCTTTGTTAGCTTCTCTGTAAGCTTTTATACAAGCCTTACACTGATTCTGATAACCATCCTTTTTATATTTATCACGACTAAACATATCAAGTAACTTAGTCTCCTTACATTTATTACACATCTTCATGGTGTTATCTACAAAGGTGAACTGTAGCTGCATATCATGCGAACCTATCGAACTTCTCTTTGAGGGTGAAGCTATCTGAATCAAATGATAGTGACCCTGCATGTCCTGTTGTACCAGCTGGTCTGTTCTTGGTGACCAGTAGCTTTGTAGTGTTACGATCCTCATCATCCTCAGACATCTTGTCACGTTCAAGTTTGACTACAACACTAGCCCTCTTACCAATGGTACGACAATCTCTGATCTGTCCGTCATCATTCTCGTGGGCAATCGTAACGATACCTACATTCAACTCAGCTGACATACGAGACAGCTGCACTGACAGGGCAGACAGCCACTTCTCAATACTCTCATCTGTCTGTCTTGAGTAAGCCAAGTCTTGGATAGGTTCAAAGAATACATACTTCACACCACATGCCTGACTGAAGTAACGGATGCGGTTGAGTATCTCCATTGGGTCTTCATCCACACCGATAGTAAACTGGTAGAGGTTCTCCTTCTCAGTCAATTCAACCAAGGCTTGGTCAACCTCTTCAGACATCTCAGCCTCGTCGATCAAGTCTTTACGTGTCAGGTTCTTTGATAACTTGTAGGACACCAGCCCCAGCAACCCACGTTTCTTTGTTTCTTCAAGGTGGCAGATAGCTATCGGTACATCTGTGTGTTTAGACAGGAAGTGGTACTCCAAGTACCGCATGAACTCAGTCTTACCTATACCCTCAGGTGCTTGGAACACAGTCAGGTGTCCTTGCATGAGACCCAAGGCTACCTCATCAAAGGCTGAGATACCTGTGGGTAGGTAAGTTGCATCGTCCTCTTCATGGAGGATACCCAAGAACTGCTCAGGTGTATTCCATACGTTCTGTGGTGTATACTTCTTGGCATTGTAGAATGCTGATCGGTATGCCTGACCTGCCCCTGCCTCAAGGAACTCATTGGCATCCTTGTACTTGTCATGAGGTATACGGTAGGTCTTGTTAGGGAACAACCCAGCAATCTTATCAGCTATACCATTACCTGCATCATCATTGTCTACAGACAGAATGATCTTCTCGAAACTGTCAAGCCAATCCTTTGCCTCACCCTGCCACAACTTTTTACTGGGGGATGCTGAAGGTAGGGACACTACAGGATACTTCTTCTCTAACATCTGGAAGGCTGACAGTGTGTCTACCTCACCTTCAGTGACTACAACAACCCTTGATGATCCAGCATTGAACTTGCCCATACCAAACAACTCATCACCCCTGAACCCTGCCTCAGTATGGAATGCTTTAGGCATTGTCCTGATCTTACGTCCACCAGATGGGTAGATGTATGCTTGCTTCTTAGCCTCTCCATCCTGACCTACCAATGTCTGCACACCAAAGAAATTCATGGTGTCCTCACGGATACCCCGATAGGGTCTTGTCTCAGCTGTCAGTAACTCAGTTGGTGTTGGTACTACACTCATAGCCTGTCCTTCTCTCTCTTGTAGTGGGTATGTATCTCTGGCCCACTCGGTTAACTTCATCCCACTGCGTGGGTATCCTCTATCACAGGCAAAACAAAAGCCTGTCATCTTCTGTGTATTGTACGAGAATGCATCACTACTACCACAATCCTTAAAGGGACAGGGTTGGTGTGTTATCTCGTACTCGTTATCATTTTCCATCATACTATTTTTCCCATCTGTAAAATATATGTGTTCCATATCTACCCACAGGTGTCAAGGTGTCAGCCCAATATGGGTCTACATAGTCAGCATGGTAGTGGTCTGCACCATGTCCTAAGACCATAGTCTGAGGGTCAGCCAACACATCAGATGCTAGGTCTTTAACATTATGCCAAGCCTCTCTATCCTTTGGTGTGTCTGATTTACCATCGTGTGTCCAACTGAATTGTTTAGGTTGGTAAACTACAGAACACACATCATCAGGGAACCTTGTATCCTGTACTCTATTCAAGATTACTTCAGCTACTGCAATCTGTGCAACTACTGGTTCACTTCTAGCTTCGAAATACAAGGCTAGTGCCATGCATGTAAGTGGTGTCATAATGTTTTATCCTTCTAGTTATATACTAATAGTAGATATACCACTGGGGACAGACAAGCTGTAGTATACAGCCACCTTCTAATCTGTCAACCGTAAAGTTTTAAGTATGTGATAAAAACCTACAAGCAATAGATCGGTCCTTATTAGTACTGCTATTACAATGATAGTCCACACTACATCACCAGCTTGTGACATACTGCTCCCCCATACTCTTAGCTGCCCTCAGGCTATTAAGTTTTATCTCTAGGTAGGTGGGGTCCAAGTCATCCCAGATAGCATCGTCTAAGGCTCTCTCTGTGGCTCTGATAACGTCCTCTATATACTGCCATTCATATGCCATAGTTTTCCCTTACCCATCCGATAGCCTCTGACCTTTCCTGCTCTGACAAGGGGATAGCAAACCCCTCCCAGTCTGTGCCTGTCTCAACTTTGAATACAGGTTCACCCTCATCTATCCCATGTACCTCAATTAGAACCTCCTTATTTCCTACCTCTACAACGAAAGTCTCATACCAACATCTAGTAGCCATCACCATTTCCCTTCTCTTACTTTCCAATAAACCCAACACTGCACACAGTGTCCAACACCTAGCACCTTGTCAATAAGCCAGACCGCATTTGGTCTACCATCCTTGCTCCACTGCCAGTTTCTAGCACTAAATGTCTGATTGCTTTCACCACCTAGTGCTACATTAACTAAGACCGATAAGGCCATACCTACCCTAATAAAATACCTTAGTAACATACTAGATCGGCCCCTTTCCATAACCACCTGACCAGTCATCATCTAGTTGTCTAATCTTTTCTTTGGCATCCCTAATCCACTTGCTGTTCATAGCTATGTCAGTGGACACCCATGACAATCTGACACCGTCACCATGTCGATCTACCAGCCTTTTATTATCTTTCTCTAGACCCTCTATCCAATCCTGCAATCTCTTTCTTTCTTTTTCTTTATCCATTGTTTTACCCTTCTTATTAGTTAAGCAATTCAGATTGCATTTCGTAAAGACCTTCGACAGCCTGTCCAAGCCTAGCTTGTATCTCACCGTAAGCTATAGCTGAAGCCATTTCATTATAGTTTAGATTACTGTCAGGGTAACATTCATTTACAAAATCTTCACCCTGTTCAGTGTTACAGTGGCGGCATAGGTCATGAGCTTTGCTGTACCATATAACCCATTCACTTCCATCAGCATAGAGGTACACTAGGTCCATGCCCTCATCACGGGTTTTAGTTTGTTCGAATATCTCTACAGCCCATGATG